AAAAGATGAAACAATTAAATTTGGAATGTCTATGAGAATAGAATATAGATGGATTGACTATTTAGCAATATTTAGTGATTCTAAATATGTTTATTATTATGAATTTTTAGATAAATTAACACGAGAAGAAATATTAGTTATTGAAGATGAAATATTACAATTACATAAAAATGAAAGAAATGAGTTTTTTCAAACTGAATACTTTTATTGTAAAGATAATAAGAAGTTTCATAAGTCTATTATTGATGTATTAGATAAAAGAAATATTAAGTATGAAGTACATGATACTCATAATTTTTTAGATAAGAAGAAATATGATAATAAACCAGAATCTTTTCAACCAAATGAAAAACCAATGAAAAATCAAATAGTAAATGAATTAACTCCAAGAGCAGACCAAGAAATAATTATAAATAAATCATATAATTATTTTCAAATAAATGAGAAAGGTATGTTAATTTTAATGTGTGGCGTTGGTAAAACTTTAATATCATTATGGATTACACAAAAATTAAATTTTTCAAAAATTATTATAGGTGTTCCTAATAAATTATTAGTAAAACAATGGTCTATTGAAATTAAAAAAATATTTCCAACTACTAATTTTTTATTAGTAAAAGGTGGTATAACAACTGAAGATATTGAAGATTTTTTAAAAAATAATAAATCATTTATTATAATTACTACATATTCTTCTTGTCATAAAGTATTATCAGTAAGTAAAAAATTAAATATTATTTTTGATATGAAAATCAATGATGAATGTCATCATTTAACATCTTCAAATATGAAATTAGAAAATACAACTCAAACTTATGTTGAAATGTTAAATATAAAATCAATTAAACAATTATCATTAACAGCAACTTTAAAAAATTTAGAAACTTCAAATACTGATTTATCTATTGTATCTAATGATAATATAAATTATTTTGGTGAAATTATAGATAGAAAATGTTTATTATGGGCGATCACTGAAAAAATTATATGTGATTATATAATTCAAACAATTATTACAGATGAAGAACAATTAGAAGAACAATTTAAAAAATTTAATATTAATGATGAAAATGATAAAAGATTATTTTTAAGTGCTTATGCAACTTTAAAAAGTATATTTGATGGTAATTCTCATCATTTATTAATATATTCAAATAATAAAGAAAATTCAATTAAATTAATTGATTATATTAAGATATTAATTAATGATAACTATTTTGATATACCTAATTTATATTTTTCAAATTATATTAGTGATATGAAAACAAAGGAACAAACAAATATTATAGATAAATTTCAAAAAGCACAATTTGGAATTATTACTTGTGTATATTGTTTAGGTGAAGGATGGGATTTTCCAAAATTAGACGGTGTTGTTATTGCTGAAAATATGACAGCAAATATTAGAATAGTACAATCAACATTAAGAGCAAGTAGAAAAAATAAAGAAGAACCTAACAAAATTACTAAAATTATACTACCTATTTTGAATCGTGATAATTGGTTAGAAAATAATGATAATAATGATTTGAAAAAAGTAAGAGAAGTAATTTATCAAATGGGATTAGAAGATGAAACTATTATGACAAAAGTTAAAGTTTATAAAATTCCAATAAATAAAGCAGGTAAAAAATCAGATAATAATATAAATACTATTGATAAATTTGATTATTATGATGAAGAATTAACACAATCGTTAAGATTAAAAACAATTCCAAGACATGCACTTGATATTACATATGAGAAAGCACGAAAAATTATACAAGAAAAAAATATTAAAATTAATAGTAAAGAATTATATTATGAATTATGTTCTAAAGATGTTAGATTACCATCAAAACCAGATGAAAGATTCAAAGGTCAATTTGATTGGATATATTATTTAGGTATTGAAAGAATATATTATGAAATGGATAAGTGTAAAAAAATGATTGATATCTATTTGAAAGAAAATCCTGAAATTAAAAAGAATTATTTAAATTTATCATTAGTTTGTCAAGAATTATGTAAATTAGATAAAAGTTTTCCTCCTAACGGTTTATGGGTAGAATATTATAAAGTAAAAGAATTAAATGAGATAATTAAGATATCTTCTGTTGCAAAAAAAAGAGGTGTTATTTTATAAAAATATTAAGAAAAAAATACTTTAGTTTAAAAATTAAAATAAAAATTGAATTATTTTAATTTAAAGATAAATTATCTTATTATAATATATATAAGAATGTCGAAGTATGTTTGTGAATTGTGTAAGAAAGATTTCAAGCAAAAGAGTGATTATGATAAACATAAGAATAAAAAAACTCCATGTATTACATTAGATGAAATTCAAAAAATAACTCAAACGAAAGAGGTTAAGAATGATAATAAAACTAATTTAACTACAATTTTTAAATATTGTTTAGATGCATTAAGAGATAACGAACATTTAACAGGTGATAAAGCATTAAGAACTTTAGCACATTTATTAGATTTAAGATTATTAGAACCTCAATTTGGAAAGACTATTGATATTGATGAATTTAATTATGATTTTAGTCATATCGAAGATGATATGATTGATAATCATAAAAAGAAATTATTATCAATTGTAAGATTTAGTAAATTAGCACAAGAAAAAGAAGATAATATACCAACTAATATGAAATATTTATGGGATGATATTTTAGCAGTTCATCCTAAAACTAAAAATATATTTCTTAAAGGAAGAGGATTTGATATTACAAATCAATCAACTTATAAAAAATTAATTACTAAATTAAGTAGTTTTGATTTTGAATCTATTGAAGCAGATATTTTAGGTGAAGCATATGAAGAAGTAATTCAAGATGTTATGATAGGTAAAACATTAGGACAATTTTTTACTCCTCCAAAAGTTAAAAAAATGATGGTAAAATTAATTGACCCACAAATAAATAAAAATGGTTCAATTGAAAAGATCTTTGACCCAGCAATGGGAACAGGTGGATTTTTAATTACTTGTTTAAGACATTTGATAAATCAATCTAAAACTAAAAATATTAAATTAGATTGGGATTTTATTCGTAAGCAAGGATTAGGTGGAAGAGAAGCAGAACCTGATACATATCAATTAGCAGTATCTAATATGTTAATTTCATCAGGTCATATGTTTGATGTACTAGAAAAAGGTGATAGTATTCGTAATCCTATAACTAATAAATATGATATAATTTTAGCAAATCCTCCTTTTGGAATAGATGGATTAACATACGATGATATTAATCACGCATTACGAAATGAATATTTACCAATTAAATCTAATAGTGCCGTTCCATTGTTCTTACAAGCAATTATATATCAATTAAAAATTAATGGAAGATGTGCTGTAGTATTACCAGAAGGACAAGAATTATTTAGTAAAAGTAATGCGTTAGTAGCAGTAAGAGAATTTTTAATGAAAACATGTGATTTGAAAGAAGTTATATATTTACCAGCAGGAACATTTACACATACAACAATTAAAACATGTGTATTTTATTTCATTAAGAAGCGTGAAGGAAAAGATGCATTAGAAACAAATATTAAAGTATCAAAAATAACACAAAAAGAAACAGGAAGAGAATATAAATTTAGTAAAACTCATCAAACAACCAAAGTACATTTTTATGATTACAATCCTGATAATGATGTAAAGTATGATTTAATTGAAGGTGGTGTAAGTATTGATGAATTATCTAAAAATAATTATTCATTGAATTATGCAGAATATTTAAAAGATGATCTTGAAGATGAAGTTTATGAAGATGATATTACAATTAAAACTTTGGATGAATTATGTGAAATTAATTATGGAACAAGAATTGTTAAAAAAAATAATAAAGAAGGAAAATATCCTGTATTTGGTAGCGGTAGAGAAACATTTACAACAGATACATATAATCGTGATGGATTTAATATATTAATTGGAAGATTTGCGTTATCTTTAAAGTGTGCTCGTATAGTAAATCAAAAATTATTTTTAAATGATAGTGGTTTGTCAATTAAACCAAAATCAAATAATTTATTACATAAATATATAGCGTATTATTTAAATGAAAACCAAACAATTATTTATAATTGTGCGAGAGGAACAGCACAAAAAAATTTAGACATTGATAAGTTTAAAAAACTTAAAATTCCAGTTCCCTCTTTAGAAAAACAAAAAGAAATAATTGAATATTGTGAAGTAAATAATAATCTAATTATAAAATTAGAAAATGAAATTTCACAAAAAAAATTACAAATAAGTTCATATTTATTAAATATTGTTAAAAAAATAAAAATAGAACAAGATGAATTAAGTGATGATGAATCTAATTCAATTAAATCAGAAACAAATCAAAATATTATAATTGAAAATGAAGTTATTGAAGAAGTAAAACCCAAAAAGAAAGCATCAAAGAAGAAAACAATGGTTGTTTAACTTAATTTATTATTAAAATTATTTTATACTATATAATATATTTATATCATATAAATGCCAGATCATAAAACGGAAGATTATAAACAATCCGCGGTCGATTATTATTTAGTTGGTGATAATACACAAGAAGAAGTATGTCAAATTTTCAAATGTTCTGTTAGAAGTTTAATGCGTTGGGTTGATAAGTTTGAAAATAATGGTGAAATTAAAAGACATAATAGAAAACCTGTTGCTTATAAGGTTCATAAGAATGAAGTTAAATTTATTTTAGAGCAAATTAAAATAAATAAAACAATTACAATGGAAGATTTATTGGAAAAACTAAAAATTAAGTTTCCTGATATTGATATATCTGAAAGACACTTATCAAGAATAGTTAAAGATAATAATGTAAGTTTAAAAATTACAAGATTTAGACACGAACCAACTAAGAGATTTGGTAAGGATATTGATATAAATAAAAATCTAAAAGAATTTTACAAAGTGATTAAGAAATATAAATTAGATGATATTATTTGCATTGATGAAACAAGTATTAAATCATTACAGAAAAGACATCATTGTTATAGTGATGTTGGTAAAAGATGTGTAATAAAAACGGAATCTCAAGAAGTATTCAAGAAATATACAGGAATATTTGCTATATCAACCAAAGGAACTTTAGGATATACTTTATATGAAAAGAGTGGAATAAATACAGATAGATTATATGAATTTTTAGAAAAGAATATAACATCAAAGTACAAGAAAAAATTAATAATTTTAGATAATGCGAGTTCTCACAGAAGTGAAAGAATAAAAGAATTAGTTAATAAGAATAATAAATTATTGTATAGTGTTCCATATCAACATTTTACGAACAGCATTGAAAATTTCTTTAGTATGTTAAAGTCAAAATTACAAAAGTTAGATGGTTTAACACATGAAGAAATAAAGAAGAACATTAAGAAGGCATTAAAAGATATATCTATTGAATCATATGTTAATATTTTTAAAGGAGCATATGATAGAAGTGAAAAGTATGTTAAGACTTCTAAACCAAGAGTTAAGAAAACTAAAAATTATCTGGAATAAAATCGGCGTTTTAAATGTCTAAAGGTGTAAAAACACTTGTTGTGAATAATGATCATAATATTCATAGTAATAAAACAATACATCATTTTCCAGGAGGACCTGGTAATTATGGACATAAAATAGAGAAAATGATTGTTTTTTTGAATGAATTAAAAAATAAATTAATTAATTAAGTTTATAGTAATACAAGTTTACTTCAATTTTTAATATCATACCTAAATATCATATTAAAATATATAAATTAATTTTGCACCCCCTTAGTTGAGAGCGAAGCGAACAACAAATATAAAATAATATTTATATTTAAGTATAATATTTATAATTTATATTATATATTATAGCTCAAGTTGAAATTGCTATTGCTATTATAGATGCATTAATTATTCACAATCCTGCTATATTTAATGCACGTATTGAAACTTTTAATTTTCCTGATTATTTTGCAGCAAATATTCTAGATCTAATTATACCAGGGACAAATAGAATTTGGAATACTGATGTAACGGCTTTACAACGTATGGTTAATTATGTTTTACAACATTTTATTACTGATTCACAAATTGATAATCATAATTATAAATATATAGTTCAAAATATTATTAATTCAAATAGAATAATTCCTAGATTACAAGCACTTAATCAAATTACTTTACAACCAAGCAAATCAGAATCTGATTTAATTATAGAATTAAGAAATAGATTAGGATTAAAAACTGTTTACCAATGGGTTGATGATTTAACTGATCCTGCTCCTGTTCTTAATCCTATTCCAGCTCCAGTTATAGGTATTATTCCATATTCACAATTATTTTTTAATAGAACTGGAGAAGAAATCGAGAATTTATATGTAAGATCTAATGCAATAGTTTCTGATTTAATAATAAATCGAAAAAGTAATATTTTATTAATGGATGGTCATGGTAGAACTTTATATTTTATTATTTATCTAATTAGACAAGCAAGAGGTAATCCTGCCCATTTAGCACATTTTCCTGGTTTAGCTGAAAATATTACAATTACAATATGTGATATTGATGTCAATGTTATGAGATGGCATAATAATTTTTTTCCGACTAGTAGTGATAATATAACAATAGTTAATACTGAAGGTAATATTTTTGATTTATTTCTTCCAATAAATCCAGATGGAGGTGCTCGAGATACTATACTAGTACCATATATAAATCAAACTGTTATTTATTTAAATTTCTGTGGATTTGGCGAATCATTTCATGTTTTAAAAACATTATTAACAGAAATATACCAAAAAGTAGTTGTTGGTAACATTTATATATCTACTAATTATACCATGGGATCTATAGGTTATGTTAATGAATTATTTTTTTTTAATCGAGATCTAAATCCACATAATGATCAAAATAGAAATTCTTTTAGAATACCAGAAATATGCCACAATCATATTGGTAATTTTAGAAGCGATTTTAAAACTTTTGCTATTAGTCATGCTATATTAGCTCCATTAGGTAGAGATGTAATTAGATATGGTGGATATTATAATAAATATTTAAAATATAAATTAAAATATTTAAAACTAAAAGAAAAATTATAACTATTCATCATGTATAATCTGTTATGATAATTTATAGTTAATATAGTCAGTAAAATTTATTTATCATATAAATTGTATTATATGAAAATATTACAATGATGTATTTTTATATGATAATTATATTATAAATTCGCGCGATTTAGTTGAGAGCGAAGCGAACAACAATATAAAATGATATGTAATATCATTTTATAAATTAATTATGTAATATATTTACAGATTGCTTAATATTAAATTCAAATCTAATTTTATCTTTTTGTTCTTCATTTAATGATTCAAATATATTCATAATACGTTGATATTTATATTTATATAATTCATCTGGTGAATCTTTTAATTTATTGTATAATTCTGGTTTTATTGTTTTAATATTATGTATTTCTGTTAATAATGGTTGACAATTATCTATTGAATTATTACAGTTTAATTTAATATGATCAAAATCACATCTAAAATAAATGTCATCAATTTGTATACCACTAATTGCACATTTATGACGTGTATTATTTAATGCATCTCGTTTAGTTGATTCTGTAAAATCTTTTCTTTCACATTTATTTTTCTTAATTTCTTTAATATCCGATCTTTCACTTAATCCAGCTTTATTTTCATATACTACTTCAATTTTAGTTGGTTCATGTACAAAATTTGGTAATATAATTGTTTTAGAATAATTTACGCTTTTAATTATCTTTGTCGATCTATTAATAAAGAATAATACTTTATTTATTGGTAAACCATTATCTATTGAATTAATAAATGTAAATTTAATATCATGTGTAGAATCATCTACAGTAAATTCTGGTTTTTCTGGTACTATTCTTTCATCTAATTTAGATTTAATTATTTTTTCTTTATTATTACCATTTATCTTTCCAATAATTTTAAACTCATATTCAATATATGGATTTAATTGTTTAATTTCTTCTAAATCATCATCTTTATTATTAATTATCTTTTTAACTTCTTTATTATTATGATAATATATAATATTAATTTCATCAAAATCTTTTTTATTAATTTCAAATGTAATTTCTCCCCAATATTTATAATATTTAACATTTAATTCTTTTACAACTTTTGGTTTTGGACTAGGCTTTGGAGCAGGTTTTGGACTAGGCTTTGGAGCAGGTTTTGGACTAGGCTTTGGAGTTGGTGGTGAAGGAGCTAACTTAACTGGATGTCTTAATTTATATTCTTCAATTAAAATATTATATCCAATCTTATCATTTGTTGTTAATAAATCTTTTATCATTGATTTATAATTTGTCCAATCTTTTACACCTTCGGATTCATAATCTTCTTTTTTTAAATATTTACCATAATCACCATATATTTTATAATGTGAAATATTATTTACCAATCGATCTCTTAATCTCTTAATAATGTAATTTTTCATTGATTCTTTAAAAGAATCAATTGTTGATAATCTTTTATTCATTTTAATACCCAAATACTTTTCAGCAAAAGTCATATTATTATCATCAATTTGAATTGAAAATAAGAATGATCCACCATTTCTAAATATTGGATCACTAACATTATTACTTTCTGAAAAGATTTGGTATTTTCCATTAAAAAAATTAAATATTATTGATCTTTTATTTGCTACATCAAGTGCAGGTTTACCAAAATTTTCCCAAAATTTCTGTTCTAAAAAATAATACTTACATATAAAATTACCAATAACCTCTTCTTTTTGCTTTGATTCATTAAAGTTATCAATAAATTTTAATCCTGATCCTGCAGCCCATATATATTGTGTTGAAATCAAATTTTCTTTTTTAATTTCATTTGCGTAACAATTTTCTTCAAAATATTCCTTATTATTCAGTTTTATTAATTTTGTTTGAAATATTATAGGCTTAAAATTATTTTCAAATATATTAATCCATTCTCCTTCTTTCATTGATTTTCTATTTTTGTAGAAATTTACTTTATTAATTTCTTTTGATATTAATGTTAATCTTTTCATAAATTTTTTATCATCAATTGTTAATTCACATAAATTATTAAATATATCAGTTGATAATAACATTATAATTATTGTACCTTGCTTCTTTAATATTGATTCATATAATTTTATACTTCCTTCAGTAATAAAATCTTTATTAGAATTAATTATTTCTTGAATATCACCCGATACATCTGTTTCAAAGAATTTTGTATCATCTATCTTTTTATAATCATTGTCGATTTTATCTATATGATTTAATGTTTCATAATGATCTGATGAATTATACTTAATTGTTTTAACATTATTATTATTATTTTTTTTTGATAATAATAATACTTTATTTGGTTCAATAACTGATATTGAACCAAGAAAACCAATATTTTTACATCCGATTGTAAATCTTTTACGTATAATTGAATTTCCCATTGCAAAAAACTGGCTTAAGTTTTCACAACCTAAACCATCATCTAACATTATTAAATAATTATTATCTTTGTTTTGAATAAATTCATAATTAATAATACTTGCATCAGCATCTAATGAATTATGAAATGTTTCATATATTATATCTTCTTCTGTAAATCCAGATGCCTTATTTCTATGTTCTGAAACTGCATGTGAAAATGATCTGTTTGTATTAATTGACATATTTATAACTATATACAACTTATAAAAAATAATTATATATTAAATCAATTTTTTTAATATCAAATTATGATATTAAAATTATAAATAAATACTCAATCTTAGTTGAGAGCGAAGCAATCAACATTATAAAATGATATATTAATATTATTTTATGAATTACAGTTAATAAGAATTTACAATTTATAAATACATCACATTATGATATATTTATAATTAAAAAAAAATCGCCCGAGTGGTTGAAAACCACAAAAAAGAAGATATATAATATCTTCTTTTTATTTAAATTAAAGGGGTAAATTATTATTGACCAGTTTTTGTAGTTAATATATAACCTTTTCTACAATTACTGGCCAGATAATTATATAGCTATTATTCGTCTATAAAATTATTATTGTTGTTTTTATTTGTGGCTAATTCTAAAATATGTAAAATCTGATTATTTAAGCCACATGACTTTCTTTTTAATAATGTTCCGATATGATCTTTTAATGTATCTAAATTTAATTTGTATTCAAAAATTCTATTTTTAGAATCATTAATCATAATTCTTTTACGAATACTTTCAATAATTTGATTGCCACATAATTGTCTTATAATAATAATACTCATATTATATAACCTTTCATAACCACCTATTTCATTTAATATAATAAAACTATATATTTTATTTTCCACATAATAACAATGTATACGGATTATAAAATAATAAAATATTTTGTTGTTGAAGTTTTTATATTGTCAATTACATGTGACATTGGTTTATTAATATATTGTACATCCATCGCACTTAATATATTTCTTATTAATATTAAATAAGGTCTATCGCAACCTTTTTTATCTTTTTTATATCTAAAAAATGTCCACTCACCACAAGCAAAATACTTCTCACAATCTCCTTCTAATGCTAATATTAAATTTTGTGTTTCAATATCATTATCTAATTCATATAAGGTAAAATAATTCTTTTCTTGAGTAATTTTTAATATCTCTAACAATTTATTTTTTACTTCTAATTGCTCATTTTTATATAAATTATCTTTTGAATTTTTGGGCATAATATACATTATATTTTTTTATTTATATTAAATTATTTTAATATAAATATACTATAAATTAAATTTCAGTTTGCTTACTTTGTGATCTTTTAGTTGCTATCTTCTTTGGTTTCTCTTCTTCAACAACCTTTTTAATTTCTTTTGTTAGTTCTTTTTTTGGTTGAGGTTCTTCTTCTTCTGATTCAGAATGAGATTCATTGATAAATTCTTCTTCGGATTGATTATCATTTGAAACTGATTTTAATACCATATCAATTATCTTATTATTTTGTAATCTTTCGTTTTCTTTCTTTAATGTTTCTATTAGATTATCGTAGTATTCACATTCTTTAACAATATGTTCTTGTGTTTGTTTTAAGGGAATTGGGATTAAAACACTAACTAAACTTTCTTTGCTGATTCCTTTAATTGTAGTTCCAACTGCATAATTTTCAAGATTAGTTAAATATTTTAATACTGAATGAATATATTTAATATTTTCTTTAGTGTCTTTAATTATAAACATATGATCACTTGGATAAGATTTTCCATTTACAAAAATTGTTTGACCAATTGTACCATTTCTAGCAGTTAAAATATAATTACCATCCACCAAATATTCATCGGTATATCCAGTAATACCACCAGTTCCATAATAAGGGTATTTGCTTCCAGATTTATTATCAGATGGTTTATTTTTTCCAGTTTTAATATTTTCAACAACATCCCCTAATTTCTTTTTCTCTACATTCAATGTATTACTCCAAATAATTCCCTTCTTAATCTTCTCATAATTTTGAATTAATTTATTATTTCCTTCAATTGTATCATAGATTGAATCTAATGCTTCTACGATTTGTTGTTGGAGAGAGAGGGGAGGGATGGGGATTTGTAAATCTTGAATATATGATTTTGATACATTTTTCATAGTTGTTCCTTTAAAACCACTTTCAATTATATGTAAATTAGAATAAAGATAATAATAAATATATCTATTTAATATATTTTCTTGTGTTGATTTTAAAATATAGTTATGATCAGAACATGAAAAATTACTACCAATATTAATATTTGCGACACCTCCATCTCCAATTATAATATGTTCATTTTTATAATCAGCTTCATCACAATATTTTATTGTTAAACTTGATGTAAAAAATTTATATTTACCATTATCTTTTCCAAAACTGGCTGCTCTTTTACTTTTAGGTAAAAATTCACATATATCTCCTAATTTCTTATATTCAATTCCATCAATCTTATCTTCTTCAATAATATTATATTTATTAACAAATAAAGAATAATCATTTTGTTCAATTTCTTCAATATCTACTTTAATAACTGATTCTTCAACTATTTCACCATTTGATAATTTAATCTTACAAAATTCTACTTCTTCTGTTTCTCCATCATTTACAAAGAACAGAATACTTGATTTAACACCAGTATTTAAGAATAGTCCATCTTCTAATGAAATTACTTTTGCTAATCTTAATTTATCACATAAGTATTTTCTTGTTAATTTATGTAATTTAGCATCATTGAATAATACACCATCTGGTACAATAACTGCACATCTTCCTCCAATATTTAAAGATTGCATCATTAATTGTAAAAATAATGGTTCTGCTTTAGTTCCTTCAATCTTTAAATCTTTAATTCTTTTACATACATTTTTATGAACAATATTTTTTAAACCAAATGGTTCATTAGCTAATATAATATCAACTTTATCGATTAAAACATTATCACTAATTTTATAATCATCATGTAATGTATCTCTTTTTACAAATGTTTCACTAAAGATTTGTCCACATTCTAATAAAGCATTTAATATTGACATATTTTTAACTGTTTCATCTACATCAAATCCATAAATTCTCTTTTTATTTAGTTTCCAATCTATATTTTTATGTTTTTTATTTAAATGCTTAATTGACATGGATAAAAATCCACCAGTTCCCATAGAAGGATCTAAAATAGATTCAATATCTCCATTTTTCTTTAATTTAGGGTCACATAGTTTAATCATATATTTAATAACTTCACGATTAGTAAAATATTGACCTAAATCTCTCATGCCACTACCAGTTGTTCCTGTCTTCAAGTGTAATTCATATATAGCACCAACAATATCGATCTTATCAAATAAACTACTAATATTAATATCATCTAATTTCTTATAAATATTTAAAAAGTTTAGGGGAGCATTTATTCCAAATTTAAAACTATTAAAATTTAATTTTTCATGAAGATATACATATAAGCAATCTTTAGTAGCGTCTAAACTATAAAATTTAGAAATCGCTGTTTGATCATCACAATTTGTTCCATCTTTATTTTTTAGAAAATTTTCAAAAGCAAATTCTAAAGGTATATTAAATTCTTTACATTTTTCAATTGTTAAAAATCTTGATACTAATAAAGCTACACAATGATTGATAGAACTCAAGCCAGTTATACCTTCTACACGAAGGATGTTGCGAATAGATGTGATTGTTGATTCGAATTGGTTCATTTCTTTATATGACATAATATACATTTTATAATAATAATTTCTTAAATCAATTTTTTAAAATATTAAATAAAAACTTTAAAATAATAAATAAAATTTTAAAGTTTATAAACTAAATATTTTTGTTAAAATCTTCTTATATTTTGTTTTTCAATAAAATATAATTTATCTAAATTAATACCTAAATTGGATTCATTATAAAATCCATTTGAAATATATGTATAATTGATTAATTTCTTATTTATTTTTGATCTTTCAATATATTGATCTTTATTTGATATTTCTAATGTTTTAAAAACATCTTTTAATTCATCTGACTTATAATGACTTTCAACTAATTCATCATATTCTTTCAAACAAAATTTAATCCAATTTCCATTTTCTGGTTCAATATTTTGATCTAATTCTGTATTAATATTTTTACAATATTCAATATACTTTTGTTTTGAATCTATAATTTCAAATTCATTATAACCATCATATGAATATTTATAAGGCTTTTCTTTAGTTCTATTAATAATTTGCTTCTTATATAATTCACCACATAATGCACTAACGGTTGCTTCAGGTGTTAGACCGTTTAATGATCTACATATATCATAATCTAATATTTGATTAGAAATATCTTTTGGAAACATTTTTTTTAAACTAATTTTTAAAATGTATTTAATTGATTGTGGTACGGTTAATCTACCATTTAATAATTTTTTTCTTCTTTCATTCTCATTTTGAATTAACTTACTAATTCTAAACAAATTCATTTTACTTTCTAATCCTAAATAATCATTCCAATTTTTCCATCCAAAACGTTTATATATTTTATCGGCATCAATTGGTAATTCTTTTGAAAATTCTTCAATATTATTTTTATAATCATTCAAATCATTATATTTTTCTTTAATTAGTTCTTTTGCTTGTTTATATGGTATATACGATATTTCTTTCATTTCATCTATAAAATTTAATTCAACATTAATATTATATTTGATATTTAATAATCTTAATTCTTCTTCTTTTTCTTCTTTTGTTTTATTATCAAAATCAATTTCATTATATTTCTTGAAATATTCTTGTATATTTTCATCTATTTCTTTAATATTTCTTAATAATAATCTTAAATCATTCGTCTTTTCATCATTTTTTAAATCATCACCATCTACATATGGAATCATTATATATGCTTTTTTATCTTTAAGAGAAGTTAAACATCTTGAAAGTGATTGGGTTATATCAATATTTGATGTTTTATTATCAATAAATATTACACCGTCACATCTTGGAATATCAACACCTTCTTGTAATACTTTAGCACTGCATAATATACTATAATCTGTTGTTTCAAAATCATTAATAATTTCTAAACGTGTTGTTTTATTATCATTTCCAGTAATATATTCAACATTTTTTAATAAGTTTTCTGTCTTATTAATATTGTTTAATATTCTACTAAAAAATTTACAATTAATAATATATTCATGAAATGTAATAACATGTTTAATTTCATTTTTTCTCATACAATCAATCAATCCTTTGGCAAACATTATATAACGTTCTTTTAATTCTGTCAATCTTTTAATTTGATGTTCTTTTAATTTATTTTCTTCAAAGAATTTTTCTAAATCAAAAGTAATTTCATTTGGTGTAGTTTTAATTGTCATTATTTTATATGGACAAATACGACCCAGTTCTTTAGCTTTAATAGCACTAACTGATACGATTGTTTTACCATAAATATTTTCATCATCCATGCAATATATATTATCTTCATCACCATTATAAACTTTTTTTGTAGCTGTTAAGAATAATTTTTGTTTAATATTTTTACTTTCTAATAATAATTTAAATACTTTAATTTTTGGAACATCTTCATCACTTTCACAATTTGATATTGTTGAAGATTGAGTTGTATCATATTTACTACCAGCAGTTCTATGAGCTTCATCATAAATACATATATCAAATTTATAATCTTTAAATTTTTCACTTGAATGATATGTTGAAATAAAAATACAATTTTCATTTTCATTATAGAATTTATTTATTTCAACTTCATTACTAATATTTTCTTCACAACATATTTTTTTAATTATTTTATATGGCCAGTATTTGACCCATGTTTTATATGTTTGAGTCACTAGATATAATGATGGTACTATAATTAAAATCTTTTTATAATCACGTTCTGTAGAGCAAAGTAAACTACTTAACATTGTTTTACCATATCTACAAAATAGATTCCAAATACCTTTATCATATTTATTAAAATATAATTTTGTAATTAATATAGTTTCTATTTGATCATCAATAATATCTATATTTTGTTCTTTTAATTTAATAATTAGTGAATCATCATAATTATCTAATAAATAATCAAATAAATTTTCATCTATTTGTAATAATTCTTTAATAATATTTCTATTTATAATCTGATTAAGATATTTATTTAATAAATCATATTTTTTTTCTGGTACAAAAGGAGTAATTTCATTAAGATATGTATTACTATGTTCAATATCATAAGCAAGATTTTGAATATCTTCTTTAGTTATTTTATGAATATTTTCATCTATAACTTCTGTTAATTTTTCCCATTTTATACCCATTTCATCAAAATATTCTTCAAGAACTTTTTGCGTAACTTTATCTATTTCATAAAATTCTATTCCACCACTACCTTTTAAATTATATTCGTCAAATTTAATTTTAATCATATTATCTATTGCATAACAAGTATATAATTCAGGATTTAATATTTTATAATAACATTCTAATGGTACTTTATCTGGATGTCCTGTTAAGTAAGGCTTCATTCTAGTTTTCATATTACATGTCGATCCTATTTTTCTTCCTAATTTATGAACTTCATATGATAAATATCTACTTGGATTTATATTGTCAAATAATAGATATATATAATGATTTATTGACATTTTATTTATAAACTAATAATAATTCTAATAATACAAGTTTAAATCAATTTTTAATATCATATCTAAGTATCATATAAAAATATATAAAATAATTTTACAATATTTTTTTTAGAATGCTTGCTCGAAGAGCTAGGCCGAACAAAAATTAAAATAATATGTAATATCATTTATAAATCAATTTAAATATATTATACCATTTTATATTTTTATTATTCATATTAACACCATATTAACACCATATTAACCTAGTTAATTATAAAAAAATAAAATATTTAGTTTTTATATAATATGTTAACTTCTGAAGTAAGTTCTGAAGAAGCTCCACCAATAATTGATAAAAAGAAAGATTTTTGTACAATTTTTGTTCCGAATCCTAAAGATGAATGTAATGAAACTGATCTTTTATTAGCAAATGATTATTTCTTATTTTTTATAAAACCATCTGAAGAACTTATTAATTATTTTAATAATACCAAAGATAAAAATAATAAACGAATGTTTCATTTACTAATCAATAATAAAATAGAAACTATGGAATATAGGTACATAGGAGCATATTATCAAATGACGACGAGACAAGCTCCTGCTTGTCGCTGTCGCTGGGAGCAAAGCGACATGACTTAAATATTTAAAAATTTATTTAATAAAATTAGACAAACTGATATCAAATTTAATAATTCAAAACATGTTAATCTAACTAATAAAATAATGAGAAAATGTGCAACTTTAATGTTTGAACATGCTAATAAATATCGAAATAAAATTGTTATTGTTATTTAAATATCATATTTTTTTAATATCATACCTAAATATCATATTAAAATATATAAATTAATTTTGCGCGATTTAGTTGAGAGCGAAGCAAACAACAATATGAAATGATATGCAATATCATTTTATATTTAATTTTTTAAATCATTTATTGTAAAATTATAAATTTTCAATATAAGTTCTGTTAATGTTTCTTTGATATATTCATCATCTACATCTTTTTCTAAATAGTTAGATATAATATCTCTACGTTTTTCTGGTATTGATTCTTCTAAATCATCCATAAAATTCATTAATATATCGGTAACACGATTAAATAAATCTTTTATTGCTTTATCCTTTGTTGTCGTAATCCATTTATCATTTTCGATTATTTTACAATATTTATTATTTAAGTTATCAATCTTAATTGTATTATTATCTGGTTTATCTTTATTTAAATATATTTCATTTGATAATTTTAAAAAACTATCCTTTCCATAATTATTATTAAGTAATTTAATAAAGTATTCATTATTTAGATAATCAGTATTTTCTTTTCCAAAACTATTTATTAAAAAATTATTAGTTGTATTATTTGAATTTGTATTGTTTGAATTTGTAATATTTGAATTAGTTGCATTTGATTTCACTTTATTTATGCAACTTTTTATTACTATTATTTTTGATTGTACAGATATTTCACTATTTATTATATTCATTATATCATTATCGGATAATTGTACTCCTATTGCTTTTAATAACAGTATTTTATTATTTGTTACACTTGTTATTATTTCTTTAATTGTTTTATCATCAACCATTATATTTAATTCTTGATTTACTTCATTATTATTCTTAATTTTATTACATACATCTTTTCTTTGATGTTCAATTAAATTATTTTTTTGTTTAAAACATTTTTTACAATTATTACATTTAAATTCTGTTGCTTGAGTACATTTATTTTTTTTATTTTCATGCTTATTTAACATTTGTTTTGACGAAAATTTATAATTACATAATTTACATACATGTTCATTCATTTTATATTATAACTATATATTTTTTATTTAATCAAAACAAAAATCTTTTCAAAAAGATTTATTTCTATTAATTTATACTTTATATATCTTTATTCATATTTACTATTTCTTTTATTTTTATTTATAGTATCTTTTTATTTTTGTTTTAATTAAAGTTAAAGAAAATAAATAAGAAGATATAATATTGGTTTATACAAATTATTAAAATATAATTATGATATTAATTTATTTTGAAATTATTAAGGTTAATCAAAACAAAATTCATTTTTTGTCCATTTTAAATTTTGACTTTTTTGATTTTTAATTTTCTGGCTCTCGATCCATTTTTTTCTGAAAATTTATAAATTTTGTTTTTATCATATTAAAAATTACTTTATTTTATAGTATTTATATGACAAATGATATAAAATAATTTTAAATAGGATTTTTAATAAATTAATCTGAATCAGAAGAATCATAATATTTCTTCCTTTGATAATTCTTATTTGTATATCCACCATATTGTTGTTTTGAATAACTATTTTTATATCCACTATATTGTTGTTTTGAATAACTATTTTTATATCCACTATATTGTTGATTTGAATAACAACTACTTGCATAATGTCCAAATTTTTTACATTTGAAGCAAACTACTTTATTATTTGTATATCCTTCATCTGAACTTGAATCGTCTGAACTTGAATCAACAAATTTATTATTATAATTTGTTCTTTGAATATATTGAGGTTTTGTATATTGCTTTTTATTTTTACAGAATGTTTCATGTTTTTCACATTCTGCTTCAGCATTAAATTCTTTTTTACAATAATCACATTCATATACAAATATATTATCTCCATATACATCTATTTTTTCCTTACAATCTTTTACAAAATGTCCCTTTCTTCCACATTGTGTACAACAATCATTTGCTCCCCATATTTCTTTTTTTAAATTGCATTCTTGTGTTTCATCTAATTCTTCTGTAACATAAGTTCCACCTCTTACTTTATTAATTCCATATTTGTGCATATATTCTTTTACATATCTATCTTCATCAAATGGACTCGCGTTTGATATAACTTGTGATACTTCAATTGGTTCATGTTTTTTTGTCCATGCGGAACCTTTTCCAGATACATGTTCTAAAAATCGTTTTTCAACATTATTTGTTTTACCAATATAATAATTTCCCCCTGTTAATTTCAATATATAGATATTTGTTGTCATTGTTTTATTTATTTCTATTTATAGGTTAACTTTTAATAAATCAATTTTTATTTCTTTTCAAGTATAAATTAATTATTTGATTTTAGCTTACCATTTATATAATATAAATAAGATGGTTCATAACCATTACCTTCTAATTTTTTTATTTGGTTTTGATCAAATGCTTTACCTTTTAATTCAATTTTATATGATTCTGGATTAATAGACATTTCATAACTATCAAAATATTTATGTACTATTTTATTAATAAATAGACCATTATTAATATTATAATCATTAAATTTACAAACTGGTATTATATGACATGCTTCACAATCAGATGGTAAATTATAATTATCTGGATCAATCATACATTTATTATCAAAACGTTCCATTAATTTTTTTCTAAATAATTGTTGACCAATTCTTTTATTTAATATATTAAATGAAAGATTAATATTAATATTATATTCAAAATTTAAGTGAAATTCAATTAGTATTAAATTAATATCATTATCAATTATATCATCTTTTAATTTATCAATATCTTTTGTTGTTACATATTTTTTACATATATCTTTAATTATTTTTATAGATTCCTCTTCATTCATTATTCAATTAATAATTACTTAATTTATTTATATTATATCTTTTATATATAATATATATTTATAGATTAATTATAGAATGATATAAATATACATCATTTTAAGTATAAATAAAATTCGCCCATTAGTTGAGAGGCGAAGCCGAACAACAATCTTTATTTTTATTTAATATTTTTTGAAATTGAGTTTTCCGGGCAAAAATGAAAAATGAAAAAAATGAATTCGTTATATGTCCAAAAAATGAATTTCGAATTTGTGAACCTTTACATTTTCGAAAGTTTATGACGTATTAATTTAAATCTTAATATTTTTTATATCTATTATTCATTATATATTTATTTCTCTAAAAAGTTCTCTAATTCGAAAATAAATAATATCATAAATAAATAATAGTAATAATATAATAATCAGTTAACATCTATAAAAAATAAAATAATCTATAAAAAATACTTTCGAAATTGTGAATTACAAATTCGAAAAATATATATAGTTATATTATAAATAAATGGAATATAAATGCAATTTTTGTAATTATATATATTCAACAAAATTCTCATTAGAAAGACATCTTAATAATAAAAGAAAATGTACTGAAAAGACAGAATTTAAATGCAATAAATGTAATAAATGTTTTAAACAAAAAAAAAATTTATTATCTCACCAAAAAGAAGATGTATGTTTAAAATTATTTAAAAGTAATACACCCAATATTCAATCAAGTAATGATGAGCTTGAGAAAAATATATCTGAATTAATTGATTCTGAATTAAGTAATAAATTATTTCTTTTTAAAAAATTAGGTGTTAAAATGACAGATAATGAAATAAATGAATTATTAAATAGTAAAACATCAAAAAATTTAAAAATAACATGTTTTATTAATGATATTAATTCTAAAAATATTATTTCAAATAATATATCAAATTCAAATAATACTACAAATAATATACAAATAAATAATTTTGGTAAAGAAAATATAGATTATATTAAACCATCATATATTATAGATCTAGTAAAAAATAATAAAGGAAAAGCATCATTTTTAAAATTATCAAATGAAATATATCTTAATAAAACAAATCCTCAAAATAATACAATTAAAATAGATAATATTAATAATAAATTTTGTAAAGTTATAGAAGATAATAAGTGGATTACAACAACTAAAGATAAGGCATTACAAAATATTTTTATAAAAGTAGCGGATATTTTAATGAAATTTATGGATGATTTAAGTGATTCAATACCTGAAAAACAAATGGATATTATAAATGATTATCTTAACAAAGATTTTGAAGATATTTATATAAAAGAAACAGTAAAAGAATTCATTTTAAATATTTATAATTTTACTATAAACGAAATATAATCTTTAATTATCTTCAATAAGGTTTAAAAATTCTTTTTCTATTTCTTCTTTTTTTAAAATATTTTTTCGATGGTAATCTAGATATATACATTGTTCTTTACTAAAACTACCTATATTTTTAGTAATATCAATTCCTAATGAATTAAGTTCTTCTTCTGTAATATTAGATATTAAAATAATACCGTCATCAGTAAATGATATAAATCCTTTATCAAAAAGTTTATCTACTGTTGGGTTTAACATTAATCCATTATTACCATCTAATCTTTCATGATTATTTGATTTTTTCCATGGTTTAATATGACTCGCGATAAGTAATTCTAATTTAGAAATATTTGAAATTCTACATTTTGGTTCTTTTATTAGAACATTTTTTCTAAAAATTCCTTGACCGATTCGTGATTTTATTATCTGTTCTTTTTCTGTTATAGTAATATCTGTTCTATTCTCTATCTCATTTATTATATTTTGTTCAATTAATTCTTCAAAATTATATTGACTACCAATTAACTCTTTAAATAAATTTCCAAGATTATCAGATATAGCAGATACATAACAATGTTGAGGAGCATTACCATTTTTTAAAATAGGAGAATATTTTATAGGTAAAAGTGATTCTATTCTATCAAAATATTGTTTAATATGTGGCTTAGTCTCTAATATTTCCCATTTAACATCTATTCTCCAACCGTCATTAATCCACTCTCCTTTATTATGATTTAATGGATTTTCACAATTATAAAATTCAATTATACATTTTCCAACTGCATTAATACATAATCCACTACCATAATTTGTTAATGAAAATATAATATCATCTTTTTTTATAAGTGTCACATTTGTATAAAATTGTGATGTTTGTTTTGCTTTATTAGTTTTTGGTGCCCAAAGAAATCCACCAGTTATTTCTTCTTTATATGTTTTACCTTGATTTGCAGTCCAATATTTCATTTTATTTATTAACTAATAAGAAATAAAATTAACCATTACTTAAATCAATTTTTTAACACCATGTAATACAATTTTAAATTCATTTACACCACATAATCTCAGTTAATTATATAAAAATAAAATATTTAGTTTTATATAATATGTCAGATTCAGAAAGTGAAGAAGAAATTGAAACAGGACCTAAACCATTTATTGATCGTTCAAAAGCTTTATCAAGATCTAATCGTGTTTTATTAACTGCATTTTTAAAAATACACAAATTTTGTTTAATTTCTTCAATTGACGGTTTCGACATTCTTTTTATTATAATAAAATTAATGATAATTTTATTATAATTCAATTTTATTCATCTTTATATACTTCTTCATATTCTATTTCAGTACCATCATCATCAATATTAATTAAATTTTCATCATAATAAGCAAATAGATGTTCACCTGAAGAATCATAATACATAAACTTAAAATATTTGGATTCTCGATCTTTTCTTTTTATTATAAATATTCTCAAATTTATATCGTCAACTTTTAAATAATTATTTATTGTATCTAATAATATAATACGACCTAATTTATTTTGCAAGTCTGATTCTCTAAAATAGTTCTTATATTCTTGAGTAATATCTGTTTCAGTTGTTTCTTCATTAATATTTGTATTTCTAGTTAATATAAATCTATTTTTAACCCATTCTTTATCTATTCTAGTCGCTTCTAATTTAGCTGCTTCTTTATCATTAATAATTTTAATATTATCTCTTATATAATTTTCAAAGTCTGTATCTGGTTTACATTCAACAATTTTACAGCTATTATAAAAATCACTATTGAAATAATGATCTTTTCCAGTAAATTGATCACATAAATCTATTTTTGGTTTTAATTTTAATAATTTCTGTTTAATTTTAGTAAGATTAATTACATCACAATTTCTACATCCTATTTCTTCACAATGTTTAAATTTACTAAAAAAAATTTTTATTATTTTATTTATCGGATATTCATCTGGATATTTTTCATATTCACATATAAATTCGTGTATTTTTATTTCTAATCTTCTATCACCACATACATATATTGAATTACCGTAAGCATGTACATATCCTTTAAAACCTATAAAATATTTTCCATCAGCATTATTTTTAGGAGTATTTAATGCATTAGCTTTTATATCAGTCATACAACCATATAAAATATTAACTCCTTTTATATAATGTTCGTCTCTTAAATTTTTAAATGCACTTATATCACCATTAAATATTGCTATATTTAATTTAACTTCATTTGCTAATTCATTCCAGATTCCATTAATTATTATTGTAAAATTAAATAATAATCCAATAGTATCATATAATTCTACAAAACTTGTTTCTTCAAATCGATTATGTTCTTTTGCTTGTTGATACATATCTTTTGAATCATCATTTATTTTTTTTAAATTTATTCTCTCATTCATTTGTAATAAATTATTTTTATAAACTACTGCATTTTGTTCATATTCACTTACTAATTCTATATGTTTATTAATTGGTATAGCAACTAAATTAATAATGGTATTAAATGCTCCACCTAATATTTTTTTTAAATCTAAATATTTTTTTTTATATTTTAAATATTTATTTTTATAATCTGACATATATTATAAAAATAAATATTTTAATCAAAATATTTTTTTTTATATTATTTATTGACAATTGATATAAAATAATTTTAAATAGGAACTTCTGCTAGTTCAGCCCAATTAAAAACTAACTGACTCCATTCAATAAATCCATACTTTCTAGCCCATGTAGCCTCTCTTAATAATCCTGTTCTTGTCATTTTAAATGTATCAGTTTTTTGTGTCCAGATTTTTTTCATGTATTGCCATAAAATGTAATAATTGAATTACCTGTTTGTGTATCTCTTATTGTATGATAATTAATTAGAATCTGTAAATCACCTTTACTTATTCTAAATATTCTCTTTGGTGTTGTCATTTTATATAATGTTAACAATCTAATTACTTTTTTATATTCAATAAATAATTTTTTAATATCATACCTAAATATCATATTAAAATATATAAATTAATTTTGCGCGATTTAGTTGAGAGCGAAGCGAACAACAATTATAAAAATAATATGAAATATTATATTTATAAATATATGACAACTCATCATTATCTTAATTTATATAGAAATGCTATTAATTCAAAATACTGGGGATTACATACTTTAATTAATAATATAATTAGTGATACTAATATCCATCAGAAGCAAATTGGCGGCAAAATTACTAAATTTACAGTTGATAATCAACAAATTAAAGCTGATGTTGTTTATAATAAAGATTTTGATGATATTTCTATTCAAATTATCAATCTTAAAGGAAAAGAAGATTGTGGGGTTATCGTAATATATAAGGAAGATAAAACAACCGCAATTATTCAAAATATTAAAGGCATGGATAATTGTTATGAATCAACTATTGATAAAACGAATGAAGGAAAAATTATTATGAAATTATTAATTGAATTATGTAAATCCTATAAAATTAAAAAAATATTATTAGCCGATAATTCAGTTAAAAAAATAGATAAATTTACATTAGAACTACCAATTTATTATACCATGATAAGAGGATATCCGTGGTATGTTCAATTTGGATTTAATAATTCATTACCAGAAGAAAATTTAAAGATAAACAATAATTACAATAAATTAAGAGGAAAAAAAGTTAAGGATTACGATAGAAACATTTTTATTGATCATGAATTTATTAAATTTACTAAAGATAATCAAGAATTATCTATTAAAAGTTTTATTAAATCATTAAGTTTTTATAATATTGAAAAATTTAATAGAGTCTATCAACAGATCTATCTAAATCTAAAATTAGAAAGATTAAATAATAAAGAATATTATTTAGAACTATAATTTATGTTTTTAATAAATCAATTTTTTAATATCATATCTAAATATCATATTAAAATATATAAATTAATTTCGCGCAATATAGTTGAGAGCGAAGCGAACAACTATATAAAATGATATGTAAATATCATTTTATTTACCGTATTAAATATCCACCATTTAAATAAAATTCATCATAATTTTTATTATTTTTTTCTATTTCCATTATTTTATCTTTAAATTCTTTTTGAAATTCATTTAATTTACTTAATATTTTTAATGTAAATTCACCTACTAATTCCTTAAATCGTTGGTCTTCACATTTAATTTTCATTCTTAAACTACCATTAAATCCCATTATATGATTTTTCCATATAACTCTTATATCTTCTATCATTTGTGCAAGATATTTTTTTAAATTCAATATTTTTTTTCGTGGATTAGTATCATATAATTGATCAAATATTACATTTATTGAATCAATAATATTATCCAATATATTTCTTTCAGATAAATCTATTTCTGGTTTTTTCATATATTTTAATCTAAAATTCGGATCTATTATTTCAGATCTATCAAAATCAAATAATATTATTTTTTTACTTGGTTTAATATATATGTTTCTTATATTTTTTACATTATATTCATACTTTATATACTTTTTATTTAATTCAATAAATATATTTCCTGGATTCTTCATATCATTGTGCAAAATACCATATTCTTTATATAATAATAATTGAGTTATAATAATTTGAAATATACATTCAATTACTTCACGAAAATTTAACTTAATTTCACTTAATAAATATTTATATTTTTTCATGACTGTCATATTTATTTGTTTATCATTTTGTGTTCCATTACAATAACCATCTTTAAATAATTCTTTATTTTCATTTACTATTTTTTTAGATGTTTTTTGATTTTCTAAAATTTTTATATTTTCTTTTGATTCTAAACATTTAATTATACCATATATTTTTATTATATTTGGAATTTTATTATCTATTAATAATTTATGAATATAATATTCTATTAAATTATCATTTTTATAATTCAATTTAATAATAATTGTATTCTTTTTGAATAATTCTGATATTAATATATAAACTTTTTCATCTCTAAATATAATCTCTTTTTTTGTTAACCAATCTTTTGTTGGAAGTTTTGTTAAATATATTGATTTATTAAATGTATTATTTTCCAATTTTTTACTTGTAAAACCTTCTATTTCAATACTCATATAATTTACAAAATATTATTATTTTTTTTTATATTATTATAATACTATTTAGATGTAAAACTTATTATAAAATAAATTTTACCAAATTAATTTCGCGCGTTTTAGTTGAGAGCCAAAGCGTAGTCCAAAGGGCGTATATGGCTTTACCGAAAAAACAATCTCTATTATTTTTAATAACATATATAATTTATATATGGCTTTAAAAAATAACAATATAAAATGATATATTATATCATTTTATAAATTAAATAATCCTCTCGATTTTCCTATATATTTCATCCCAATTTTTTACTTTAATAATTCCTGCAGGGCTAGGTTTCCCAGATTGAGTTAACCAAAAAATATATTTAACACCATGTTCTTTCATATTTAAACATATATCTAATCGATCATCAATCATAACATCTGCTTTAGTAGCATCAATTACTTTAGTTTTATCTGGACGAGTTCTTACAAAATTCCAATTAGATTCCGGTATTACATTATATATTTCAGGTATCTTTCTAAATATTTCTCGTGTTTTTTGTTCCCTTCCTGGACCACAAAATGAATTGAAATATAATACATGACCAATTTTCTTTAATTTGGCAATATTCTCAAGAAAACCATCCATAAGATCTTTAGAAGGATTAAAATCTAATTCAGTCTCTCCATGATCTGCTTCATAACCAATTTTAATTGCTACATTTCCTACGTCAATGTTTATAGATAAGGATTTAGTTTCTGATGAATTATCTGAACTAGAATCACTATTTTTTGATCCCCCTTTAATATTTTTTAATGATTTGATTTTCTTTAAATCTAAATACTTCTGCTTATATTTTAAATATTTTTTATAATTATCCATATATTCATTTTTATTTTTTTATTAAAATAATATTATGAGGAAACAATTTTAATTTTATACGCAACGATTTAAAAAAAGGAATTATCATAAATAACCTTACATAAAATTTATTTTACCCTATTTTATATATATCTATAAATTTTCTTGTTATTGGGGTTTTTATATCTATTCGATCTATCTTTAATTCATCTCCTCTTTTTATTCCTAATTTTAATATGCTTTTCTCTACTTTTTTTATTATTGATATTATTATTTTCTCAGGAGTTTCTGCTTTTAATGTTACTATTGTTATATGTAAAAATCCATTCGGATTTTCTTCATCAAAGCTTTCATCTTCTCTAAACAATTTTGGATATTTCTCTTTTATTACTTCTCTATTTTCTAAATAACTTTTCTTCCATAATAATATCGTATCATTAAATGATTCTATTGTTTTTCTACAATATTTAACCATTTCTGTTAATATCTTTGATTCTAATTCTACTTTTATTACAATTTTATCTTCTCTTAAATATGGCGTTATATTTTTATATATTACTTTTGGTTTTAATTTTTTAAAATTCTCTTCAAAATTTGGATATATTTTTCCAAATTCTGACTTTTCTGATATTTCTTTTTTTAATAACTCTTCTGATTCTTCATATTTTATTTTAGGTCCATAACATAACGTTATGTGAGCCGGCATTGTCTCTTTCATTATTGTTCCATCTGATTTTAATTTCATGTATGATTCATATTTTTTTAACATATATATATTATTCTGAACTTTTTCAAATATATTTTCTATTTCTTTTGGTAATCTTGCATGTAAGTAATAATTACGTTCTAATATTTCTCCTCCTACTATTATTTTTTTTTTAAGATCATTATATTTATTCTTATATTTTAAATATTTTTTATAATTATCCATATATTCATTTTTATTTTTTTATTAAAATAATATTTGATAATATTATAAATATTATTAAATAAAAAAAATATGAAAGATGATATATTAATTACTAATTAATATAAAAATTTTCCCGAAAATCTTCACGAAGTGATGACCCTGAATTATACAATTCAAATATGTCATTCAAATAATGACTCATTATATTTGTGATCTAAACTCGTCCATTTCTCTGTCCTATTTCAATTTGCCTATCAGCTAATTGCATTATTATATGTTCTTCTCTTAGATTATTATTTATTCTTATTAGTTTTTGTATTTTATTTTGATAATATGTATTTACGCATATACGGATCGTTATTATTAGTAAGATTATTAATACCCACATTAAACAATTTCCTGTTAATAAATCATTCATTATGTAAGAATATACTACAAATATAAGATTAATTATTGTTAAACATCCAAAAAATATACTCCATAATACACTCATCTTATTTTTTTATATTTTTTTATTTTTATTTTTTATTTATCAATTTTTATTCACATTATATTTATTTGTTTTCCAATAAAGTAAATTTTTGACCCATAAAAAAGTTTTTATTTGGCGTTTCTGTTAATATTCCATTCGCCCATACTCCATATCGCGCTTCATTATTTCCATCGTTTTCTAATATAAAATGATAATATATATATAAATTGTTATTTTCTAATTTTTTAAAATCTTTTGAAACCGCTGATAATAATAAATATTTATCATCTATCATTTGTGTACCTTTAAATATTTTTTCATTTTCCTCTTTATTTTCTCCTAAATCATCAACCAGTATTGAATGACCTCCTGTTACTATTAAATCCTCTATTAATCCATTTTCTTTTGTTTTTTCCATTTTATACATACATTGCCAAAATTTGTCTTTGTTATTTATCATATGATTTTTTCCAATTAATTCTATTTTTCGATAGCCGTGCTTATAGGATTTGACTAAATCACCTTTTCTTAAATTCTCTATTCGTATATATTCTTCTAATAATTCTTTGTTTAAGCACATGATATTTGTTCCTTCATTAAAACATGCTGATGATGGATCGTATGCTAGTAGAGTTGTAAAATACCTATAATCACTTGTTGGTTTAGAGTCGTCTTCACTTATAAAAGCTAAATATTCTGATGATGACACTGTATTATGTAATCCGATTTCTATTACCTGAATATCATAGAAACTAAACTGTGTTACACCAATTAAGGTACCATTATCTGTAAAAAATCCTGCTTCAAAAATATTATTATTTTTCAAAGGATATCCAGTACTATAAGGAACCGAATATGTGTCTACAGCTAGTAATATATTATTTGTAAAATTAGTTACATTATCAATTGTTTCGTAAAATGATTGAACTACATTAGTAGTATTATCTACGCTAAAATACCCATTAAAAATTCTATTCCCTTCTGGTGATAAAGAAATATAAATAGAATACCAAGAAATTGTCATATGTATATATGTCAATATATATTATATTAATAAGTTGGTATTCTTAAATAAGTTATATTTTTCTTTTATTAAATGCTGTATTATAATAATCACGGATTTTTATTTGGTTCTTCAACTGCTTTTATTTCATTAATAATATATACTATATTATTTTTGCAAGATCTTTTACATAGTTTAATTTGAACGTATAATTTTAAATATATAATTATATATGGTGATCTAAAAGGCTAGAACTTTAAACAACGATCCTTAAAATTGTAATAAAAATTGAAAAATATATCATAAATAAGTATAAAGATATTAAATTATAAATTAAATACAGTTTAGAACAATGGATTTTTTCCTTTCTTTCTTTTCTTGGGTTGGCTGGAGCAAAGAGCTACCCAATCCCCCTTATGTACCCCACTCACCGTTTTTATTAACACCCGGAGGTACATTTCATATTCACAAGTTAGAAGCTAAGTTTTTACACGATAATATCCTTTCTTCATTGAAGGGTCTCTTCAGCGTTAAGACTTCAACCAATCCGTGGATTTTTGAATGCTACAATTATAATTCAACTGGCTTCTATCACTTTTTTGTAAATTTGTACACTAATACTAATGGTAATATTATAATTGAAGTATCTTGCGTCAGTCATCATAATAATCATAAGATGTACTGTCGGCCAAATCAAATGATCTTGGATTCAATTAGTAATCCCTTCATTCAAGATCTAATAACTCGAGGTATTACTTTAATTCATACTCCATCTTCAACATGTATCACCAATCAAGTGATATCTCCAATCATGTCTGTATCTAGGGATGCCAATGGACTTGCCCCACCTCAACCAATTAATGAATATGTAGAACAATTTCCGTCTACACCTTTTTTTGATGACAATGGAATATCATTAATTCGTGATCTTCGTGAAAATCTTTTATCAGATTATGATGATGTTTGTACACCTACGGCTTGTTCAATGGCTTCACTCGCCGGGCAATGTGGAATACTTTTATCAAACACTTTTGCCGATTTTGTTACCAAATGCACAGAAGATCCATGCAATATTCCTCAGGACAATCTAACAATCAAGCTTGTATCACTTCTTATCTCACGAGTTATAGATCGTCCCAAAGGTGCAACATCTATAGTGTGTCGGACTTTTTTGGCAATTGCCCTTTCAGAGTTATCACTTTACCCACAAATTGCAAAATGTCTAGTGATGTTTAATGCACCGACTCTACTTCTTAATGCATTCAAAGAACTCAAACATATGCCAACTGCTGAAAACTCTCGTCTTCGACTCGAATTAGTAAAGACAGTTTTGAGTATCATATCAAAATCACAAAATCATCTCGAACGCTCCAATATTTCAAGTGAAGAAAATCGATTGTTTTTAACTACACACTCTAATGATGAAGATATCCAAGAGAATACTATCATAAGGGAGATTTTAAGTAAGATCATGGCTTAGTAGACAATCATTGTATTTAATATTTTTTTTATTACTATTTAAAATTAAAACAAAAAAAATAATTCTTTATAAATTCTTCCTATATTTCATTTATTTTTTGTTTTAATCAAAATCTTATACAAATAGTTTAATATATAATAAATAAAATTTGCTTAATAATAATTAATTTATTCTCGGTGAATATACTTTAATAAATTAATTATATTTATGTTCATTCTCTTTTTGTAAACATGGAAAAAATACATAAATTGAAGTAATCATTTCTAATATAATTAGATCAAATAATGAATACTCTTCATTATTTATATTTTTATTTGTAGAAAACATTTGTTTTATACTAAGATTCGGTATGGTTCTATAAATAATAATAATCAATTTTTTATATCAAATACATAATAATAATATTATATAATAGAAATAAAGATCAAAAAATTATCATAATATTATTTCAATTGTATATTTTTTAACATTTTTATAAATTAATTCCATTTCATCTAAAATTTTATATTTTATTGTATTTATTCCATCATTTTTCCAATTTTTTATATCATTTAATATATTAAATTTTTTATTTTTATTGGTTAACTCTTCAATTTCACTAGTATTTTGATGATTCATCTCTTTAATTTCAATATTACCTATAATTTTTAGTATTGGTATATTGTTTACAACCATACGATTATATATTGCATCATCTTCACCTCCCCATCCATAAAATTTATTTGGATAACCATTCACTTTTTTATATGATTTTTCATCAAAGCTAATTATTCCACCCATAAAATCACTAAATGAATATTTTTCTTTCCAGAGTGAGGCTATATGTATTGGAATTTCTGTTTTATGTGAATAAATTTTTTTAATTTCTGTTGGTGATACTAAATCAACATCATGAAATATATACATATCATAGGATTTTTTAGATGCTATTTTAAATCCAATATTTAATAAAGCTCCTCTATTAAATTTTTTATTATCATCTGATTGCTCAATAATATAAATATCTAAATTTTCTAAATATGAATTATAATATTCTATAAACATCGCTAATTGTTTATCTCTAGATTGAAATTTATTATTTCTATAAGGAACAATTATTGCAATTTTATTAGAAGTATTATTTGAAATATCTTCAATATTTATTTCACGTTTTTCTATTTTTTTTCTTTCTTCTTTATATTTTTTATATTGTTCAAATATATTTCCACCAGCCTGAAGTACATATTTAAAACTTATATTATTTATTAAATTTTTTAAATATTCTAAAATATAATCTTCATTCATTATTTTATCATATAATTTTTTAGCATTTTGTGAAATTTCTTTACATTTATCATCATTTGATTTACACCATTTTATTATTTCTGCAAGATCTGATAAATCATTTTTAATTGGAATAAAATTAACATATGGAATTAATAAATCTTCAAACCATAATTTAAACTTTGTTTCAACATGTAATATTACAGATTCTAATCCTAACATATATCCTAAACGATATGCTGCAGAATTTCCTTCAATATTTATTAAATATTTATATTTATTTTGTTGGGTAATTGGAACTCTTTCTTTTAATTTTAAATTTAATTTATTTGGATTAACATATGTTAAATATGGATTATTTATTAATTTTTTATCTCTAAAAACATATGATATAATTCCACCATCTAAATAAGGTATACCATCTATTTTATTATTTTTATTATAATTATCATCATTTTCCCATTCTTCACTTAATTTAGTTATTTTTAACCTTGGATTTGTTTCAAGAGTAATACCACAACCAGTACCTTTACCTCTAAAAAATGCAGTTGGTATTTTATCTTCCCATTTAATATTTATTTTTTTTTCAGCATAAGGATTATTTTCTTCTAAATTTGTAATATGCATCCAATCATCAGTCGTAGGAATTGGAATATCTGCAAAATCATCTAATGTTGATTGACTTAATATTGGAATAAATGACCTATCTTTAAATTTAGCATCTAATGGAGAATCATTTGAATCATAAATTTGATTGTTTGGATGAGTATAATTCTTTTTTAAAACTGCAAAATCTTTTTTATTTAAAAAAAATATACAATCTCCTATTTTCTTTTTTTCACATAAAGTAAATAACATATTGTATAAACCAACATAATAATCTTTATTAATTTCACCATATTGTTTTTCATTTCTTATTAAACAATTATTTGCTATCCATTTTTTCTTTTTATCATCTATTAATACAAGTTTCTTTTTAATTATTTTTGATTTAGCTAAAGCATATTCAAACCAATTTTTATATTCAATCGGTAACTTTACTCTATCTGACCATTTATTACCAATATCAAAATTATATATTTCAATATATTCTTTTATCTTATTATCTTCTATTTTAACAAATATTCCAGTTAAAATTTCTTCATAAATATATTTTAATGTTATTTGTATTGCATCATAATTTAAAGACTGATATATTGGTAGATCTAATTTTTTATTTCTATTTTCTTTATCACTTAAATCTAATTCTTCTAATTTATTTTTAATTTTAATTTCTGGATAAATAATACTTCTTATTTTTTCAATATTATCAACCAATTTAATATCTTTATTATTAGCCATTATATAATTAATAATATTTTTTTAATTATTTATATATATTATAATTATTTTATTAACATTTTAAATTTAAACAATTTAATATATAAAATATATATGGATCAAAAAGTAAAAGTATATATTGAGATTGAAAAAAATAGCAATTTTAAGTATGAATATAATCATACTAATAATGAACTTGAATTAGATCGAATTTTAGATAAACCATATGTATATCCATATGCATATGGATTTATTATTAATACTATAGCAAAAGATTTAGATGAATTAGATGCTTTAATTTTAACTGATAAATTTATTAAAAATGATGAATATTATAATGTATATATAATAGGAGTTTTAATAATGGAAGATGAAAAAGGATTAGATGAAAAAGTCTTATGTGTATTAGAAGAAGATTATAATAAAATTAATGACTTAAATGATATTGATCAAAATATTAAAAATAAGATTCATTATTTTTTCAGTAATTATAAAAATAATTCAGAAAATAGATGGTCTAAAGTATATAATTTCAAAGATAAATCCTATGCAATTAAATTATATAATGAATATTTACAAACTGAATATTTACCAAAAAATTGATTTAAAATAATATTTTTATATATTATTTTAAGTATAATAAGATAATGCCTTTACCATTAAATTTACCCGATGATAAAATCAGATTTTTATCAGAAACATATAAAACTCCTTTACAAATTTATGATGGTTCCTTAATTATTGAAAATCAAAATAATTTTATTAAAAGTATGACTCAAAATTTTCCAAATTTTAGACAATATTTTGCTGTAAAAGCATTACCAAATCCACATATTTTAAAATTATTAATACAAAATGGTTCGTATTTAGATTGTAGTTCTATTGTTGAATTAGAAATAGCTGACAAATTAGGTTTAAAAGGTAACCAAATTATGTTTACTAGTAATTATACATCAAAATCTGATTTAATATACGCTAAAAAGTTAGACGCGATTATTAATTTAGATGATATAAGTTTAATAGATGATCTAGCATCTTTAGGAAAAATGCCAGAATTATTATGTTTTAGACTTAATCCAGGAATTGGTAAAACTGATTCAGAAACTGTATCAAATATTTTAGGTGGACCCGAAGCTAAATTTGGTATTCCTTCATTTCAAATAGTTGAAGCCTTTCAAAAAGCAAAAAATTTAGGAGTAAAAAAATTTGGAATACATATGATGACCGGATCAAATGTTTTAGATCTAAATTATTGGGATGAATTAATTAAAATTTTATTTGAAAATATTAATAATATTAAAAATTCTCTTAATATATATCCTAGTTTTATTAATATTGGTGGAGGAATTGGAATCCCGTATAAACACGAACAACCAAAAATAGATATAAATGATTTAAGTAATTTAATTAGGTCATCAATATCAAGAGAAATTAAACAATATAATATTCCAGAACCAGACCTTTATATGGAGAATGGCAGATTTATTACTGGACCATATGGTTGGTTAGTATCAAGATGTAATGTTATCAAAAATACATATGAAAAATATATTGGATTAGATGCCTGTATGGCAAATTTAATGCGTCCTGGAATGTATGGAGCATATCATCATATTTCAATAGTCGGAAAAAATAATAATTCGATTACAGAAAAAATTAATGTTGTTGGAACCTTATGTGAAAATAATGATTGGTTTGCTAAAAATAGAGATTTACCTATTGCAGATATTGGTGATTTATTTGTAATACATGATACTGGTGCACATTCGCATTCGATGGGTTTTCAATATAATGGTAAATTACGATGTCCAGAAATAGTAATATTTAATGGAAATATCAATAATTTGATGTATATTAGAAGAAGAGAAACATTTGATGATTATTTATCAACAATAGTTTCGATTGAATCATGTTTTCCAAGATTATGTTAATTTATATTATTTTTTTGAAATAATTTGCTCTTATTTTTCTAATTTCTTCCTCTGTTTTAGTTGGAATAATTATATTTGATTCTATTTTATGACTTTGGATTTTACACATTTTTAACCATTCATCTTTAGTTATACTTTGAAATTTCTTCTTACATATTATTAAATCTTTTTCTGTTTTAACAGCTTGTCTTGTAAAATCACAATTAGTCATGACTACATACTTTTCCCATGGTCCAGTTTTTAAACATAATGCATAAAATGTTGATAATTCTTTCCATGTTAATACATTTTTTCTTTCTCTATATTTTTTATACTTACATTGAATCGCATAATATTTACCATTTTTTTCTCCAATAATATCAATACCCATATCTCTTCTTTTCATTGATAATTCTAATAATATTTCATCTGGAACATCTTCTAGACGCCAAACATTATCTAATTCATATATTTCATACATATAATGTACACAAAATACCTCAAATTTATCTCCTTTTAGTTTTTTATTAGCTCTATTTCTAAGTTCTATCATAGAATGAGCAGGTTTATCAAATGTTTTTTGACATTCTTCAATAAATCCATCAAATAAATTTGATGGATTACTTAAAAAAATATTATATAATTCTTCTTCCATAAAAATTATATAAATATCTTCTTAAACAATATTTAATTCTGCTAAACGTTTTCTAGCATTATCATTTCCTTTTAACACTGCCATTTGATAATATTGTACAGCAATTTCAAAAGTACGATTTTCATAAAATCTAGCTAAATTATACATTGCATCCGAATTATCTTTTTGAATAGCTATTTGAAAATATTTTTCCATTTCTTCAAATCTATTATTTTTTTGATAAAATAATCCTAAATTATTAATAGCTATCAATAATCCTCCATCAGCTGCCATTTTATAATATTTTTCTATTTCTTTTTTATTATTAGAATTAGTTTCATAATATACACCCATATTATTCATAGCAATTAAACTATTTTTTTTAATTGCTATTTCATAAAACTTTTTCATTAGTTCATAATTTTTCTCATTGAATTGATAATAATATCCTTTGTTATTTAATGTATTAATATCACAATTTTCAATTCCTTTACTTAAACATTTCTTATAATATAAATTATTATTTTTTTTAAAATATTCCGCTAATTTCATATATCCTTCATTATTTCCTTTTTTAATTGCCATTAAATAAAATCTTTTCATTTCATTAAAATCAGGCTCAATATCTTTATAAAAATCTCCTAATCGTAACATTATTTCAGTATCACCTTTATTTAATAAAATAAAATATGCATCTTCCATCTTATCATAATCCTTAGTTTTATATTGATGATATAATCCAAGACATTTTATATATATATTATCAAAATATTTTTCATCTATAATATCATGATCATATAAATTAATTAATTTATCTAATAATGTTTCAGATATATTTTCAATTATATCTATTTTTATATCATATATTTTTAATATTTTTTTAAAAATATCAGTTTTATTATTCATATATTTATATATTATTTTCTTTTTATATTTTTATAAAGATTCTACTAATTCTGGTAAAATATGTTCTTCACAATAAATTTCTGGTGTAATAAATGGCATTGTATCAGATATACCATATAATATTAATTTTTTAAATCCTACAATTTGATTTAGTATATTCTTAGGATCTTCTTCAAATGATTCTATTCCATCATAAATAAATTTATTACCATAATTATCTTTATTATAATTTTGTATATCATATGTTATAACCGGATTACATATTTCACCAATAAATAATGGAATATTGTCAGATAATTCTGCAAACATACCATAATTTATAAATATAAATTTAGTATCATCTTTTGGTATATAATAATTTGAGGTTCTATATCCATGAATTATTTCATAATTTTTTATTTCACATTTATTTAATATTGGAATAATTATTTCATTTTCAGTTGAAATTGCTGCCTTACCTCTTGCAATTTGAATAACTAATTTAATATCATGATATTTTCTTTTTATATGTTCTAAAATTAATTCTAATTTATCACATAATTTTTCTTCATCATATCCATATTTTTTATCAAATTGTTGTTCACTTCTTCCACGATTTCTCAGAGCTTCATCTGCCACACGTGGTATTGAATGATATGGTGCATCCATTGTTATTTGTAAATTAGCATATGCAAGACATTGTACATATTTTTTAATGTGTTTTATTATTTTGCCTCCTTCAAAATTAATACCAACTACATAATCACTTTTTGTTCTTCCTCCTCGCAATTTATTTTTTAAGGATATGTATTTTTGTTTATATTTTAAATATTTTTTTAAATAATTCATATAAATTATTTATAAAAAAATTATTAAAGTATTTAATTTTGATTAATATAATACTCTGGTTCCATTGGTTGATTCATATGATTATTCATTCCAGAAAATAGATTATAAACTTCCTTCATTTGATTAATGGTACATTGTTGAAGAATATTTATAATCATTTGAAGAATATGAAAATCAGAATCAGTAAAAATCATATTATTAACAATTATTACATTATTATTTAATTCATTCACATAATTATTCATATATTCATCATTTGGATTTCGTTTCATGTAAAGAATATAATCAATTGTTGTTAGAATATATTTTTCCATGCGGACATGATCAATACAATTCATTACTTCATTCTTTAAGTCTTGAATTGTTAGGTTTTCATTTGGTCCATGATATATTGGAAGGATATTATGATTTGGGTTATCAATATTTAGTACATCATATTGATTAAGAAAATTAGAAAGCATATTAATATAATTAGCCATATTATTTATAATTGTATCTATGATATGATCTATATATATAAATTTTCAATTTTTATTTAAATAATTTATAAAACCAATTTGTATAGTTTGATGATGTTTTAACTTTTGTTTCAACTACTGGTGTAACTACTGGTACAACTACTGGTTTAACTACTGATTCAAAGTTTGCTTCAACTACTACTACTGGTTTAGCTACTGATTCAACTACTGGTTCAGCTACTGGTTTAGCTACTGATTCAACTACTGGTTCAGCTTCTGGTTCAACAACTAGTACAGTTACTGTTTCAACTACTGGTTCAACAACTAGTACAGCTACTGTTTCAACTACTGGTTCAACAACTGGTTCAACAACTGGTTCAGCGACTGGTTCAGCTACTGGTTTAACTACTGGTTTAGCGACTGATTCAGCTACTGGTTCAACAACTGGTTCCACGACTGGTTCAACTACTGGTTCAACTTTTGTTTCAGCGACTGGTTCAGTTACTGTTTCAACAACTGGTTCAGCGACTGGTTCAGCTACTGGTTCAACAACTGGTTCAGCGACTGGTTCAGCTACTGGTTCAACAACTGGTTCAGCAACTGGTTCAGCTACTGGTTCAACAACTGGTTCAGTTACTGTTTCAACTACTGGTTCAGCTACTGTTTCAGCTACTGGTTCAACTTTTGTTTCAGCTACTGTTTCAACTACTGGTTCAGTTACTGTTTCAACTACTGTTTCAACTACTTGTTCAACTTTTGTTTCAGCTACTGGTTCAACTACTTGTTCAACTTTTGTTTCAGCTACTGGTTCAACTACTGGTTCAACTTTTGTTTCAGCGACTGGTTCAACTTTTGTTTCAGCGACTGGTTCAACTTTTGTTTCAGCTACTGGTTCAGCTACTGGTTCAACTACTGGTTCAACTTTTGTTTCAGCTACTGGTTCAGCTACTGGTTCAACTACTGGTTCAACTACTGGTTCAACTGCTTGAGCACTACAATTACCTGAGCAATTACTTGAGCAACAGCAACTACTTGAGCACCTACGAGAGTATCTACAAGTATTTATTGGAACTTCGCTTGAGACTCCACCATCTGAAACTACTTTTTTCCCTTTGTTTTTTTTATTTACTACTTGGTAGTCACTTGAGGCTCCACCATCTGAAACTACTTTTTTACCTTTATGTTTTTTATTAACTACTGGTACATTCGCTACTACTGGTAAATCAAACGGATCAACTTGAACATCTAGTGGATTAGATTTAGAAACGGTTAATTCAGGAGGTTTATAAGTATTTGTATTAGATTGTTCTTCATCTATAATTGATTTATCGATTAAATTATTAGTAAAATCCATTAATGAATCAAATGAATTAAATATATTTGTATTATTAGATTTTTTATTTTCATTACTATTTGGAACATCTGGTGATAAATTAATCGAATAATCATTACCTTCTACTTGATTTGCATCTAAGATATTTAATTTAGTTAATTTACTTTTATCATCATCAGATGATAAATCAAACTCGTTTTGTTCAAAATTACTATTCATATATAATATATATATATTTTATATTTAAATATATATTTTTTTTAATTTTATATTTTCTTTATAAATTAAATAAATTGTTATTAAAATTGATATTAATGTTATTATATTTTGAACTAATGTAAATAGTAAATTATTAGTAATACTTATTTTTCCTTCATAAAAATATAAATAAGTTAGATAAATACAAATTATAAATAATACATTAAATTTAATAAAATTTGTAATAAATGTAATTGTATTTTTTTCATTTTTATAAAACGTTAATACCGATTGTGATAATCCTAATATTGCAGGTATTGAATTAGAAAGTAAATTTAATATTTCAATCATATATATATATAAAATAAATTAATTTTCTATAAATATTCCTCCCAAGAATCAAATATAATATTTTCTTCTTTTTTAATTGGTAAACTAATTTCTTTTATAATTTCACTAATTTTTATTGGTTCTTGCTTTTTTTCTAATCTTTCTCCAGTAATAATAAAATGTTTCATTTCATATGAATCATTTTCAACTAATTCTTCCATTATAGAAATATTATTAGGTACTATTTTTTTATATTTTTGTACTAAAATATTATCCAAATTTAATCCATTATAAATTATAATACCTTCTTTATCCAATCCTCTTCTTCCAGCTCTTCCAATCGCTTGATGTGCAAGAGAATTTTCTAAATCTTCGATTGGTTCACCTTTAAGTCCTCCTAATAACATTACAGTTTTAATTGGATAATTAATACCAACTGCAAGAGAAGAATCTGAAAGAGTAATAAATGGATATTTGTTAATTAATTGTTGAGATATTCTTTGTAATGCAGGATTACATAATTTATTATAACATAATAATCCACATTCAATTCCTCTTATATATGGATGATCATACGAGAGTGTATCTAAATTTTTCAAAGAATAAATATCAAATTCTTCTGATAATGTAATATTATTTGAATAAATTTTTAATTCTCTTTGTATTTCTCGATTAATTTTATTCTTAATTTTTCTCATTTCTTCCGGAGGAATACTAAAATTTGTTATTAATGTTTTTGGATGAGTATATGTTTTTCCTCTTAATGATATTGAACTTTGATTACATTTTAACCATTCGGTATGAGTAAATTCTTTTCTTAATTCAATAATTTTATTTACAGTAATATCTGCTCCATATTTTTTATTAAAATTATCAATATCTTTTTGATACATATATGAGGAAATGTTATCATTTGATACTTTTAATGTACAATATTTTTCATAATCGTCGTAAAATTTTTTTAATTTTTCTTTAATTTCAGAATTAAAAATAGTTTCTCTTAATAAATTTTGAATATCGTCAATATTTTCTTCTTCTCTTAATTTAATTTTTTCTAATTGAATATTTAATTTATTAAAATATTCTTGAATAATTATTTGATCATCATCATAATTATCATATACTAATTTATTATAATCAACCATTAAATTTATTAAATTATTATATATTTCTAATGATTTTTCAGAATTCATTTTAAATATTAACATTGGTTTCATACTAGAGTTACAATTTTTTAAAAATATATATAATTCATATAGTGACAATTGATCACTTTCAATATCTTTACCATTATCATTATTTACTAATTTATCTAATAATATATCATTGTTTTTAATATAATTAAATATATCGCATTCTAATTTATGAATATCATCTAATTTTACAAATTTTCTATCATTTTCATTAATTATTTTTAAATTTAAATCATTATGTAATTTTAAAACTTCTTTTGGATATAATCCAATATGTGTAAATTCAATTGATTTTATTGTTTCTTTTTTAAGTTTTTGTATTGGATTAATTGTAACTAATTTTTTATCTTTTATAATTAATCGCTTTTGATTAAAAAATCTTCTTTTTTCATTAACACCATATATATTACCATATAATATATTTTTTAACCAATCATATACTTCTTCAAAATTTGGAATAGTTGCTGATAAACACATAACTGGAATTTTATTAAAACCTCCATATTTTAATATATATTCATAATATTTACCATTATCATAACTAATATTATGAAATTCATCTAAAATAATATAATCAAAATCTTGATTAATATTATTTTTATTAATATATTTATAAATTTCTTTTGGAGTACCAATAATAATATTATCAGTACTATTATTAATACTATAATCAAATGTATCAATTATAATTCGAACATTCTTTTTTTCTATGCCAATTTTTTTTTCTATATCAAGCAATGATGCAATAATAATACCAGTTAATTGATATGCAAGTGCATTTGATGGAACTATATAAATAATTTTTTTATATTTATTAATTGCATAAGTTGATAACAATGTTTTACCAGCAGATGTAGGTGCACTTAAAAGAATATTATTTTTTTGATCAATATTTTTTAAACATTCTCTTTGCCATGGATCTAATTGAAAATCTTTTACTTTATAATTCCAATGAGGATATAAAATATCTGACATTTCTTGAATTTGATAACTAAACCAATTTAAATTATTATTTTCAAAATATTTATTAATTAATGGATTAATAAATTGATTTTTTTCATTATTTTTAACATATAAATATAACTGAACTAATATATTTTGATATTGAATTTTATTTACTTTTTTAATTTCTTTTATTGTATTTAACATAAATTCATTAAAAAAATCATTTCTAATTTTATTATCTGTTATCTTACGAATGTATTCATAAAAATTAGAAATTAAACTATCAGAATTATTATTAAAATTAATATTTTTAATAAATGTATCTAAAATTTCAATATATTTTTTTTTATCTTCAGTTGTTTTTAAATATTTAAGTTGATCTATTTTTGTTAAATAATTAAAGTTAGTTTCATATTTATTTATAAATTCTATTCCAATATTTAATAGTTTTTTAACAAGAGGTTTAATTTTTTTTGAATTTCTAATATCATTATCTATTTGTAATTTAATTTCATTATTTATAATTTTATGTTTTATCTTATTAATATTTTCTATAATTATTTTTTCTGATTTATCATCATTGATAATATATTCCCATAATATTTTAAAAGAATTATTTATTTCATTTGGATATTCATCAATTATTTTTAATATATTATTTAATATTAATTTAATTTTTACTTTATCATGAATTAATTTATTAAAATTATCAATTAAATTAATATAATCATATATTCGTTTTTCCATAAAGTATAATGATTCACTTTCGTCTATTTGATATTCATTAATATTAATATTTGTTGGCAATCGCTGAAAACCAGCAATATCAATTAACATATTTGTAATTTCTTGGTCACCCATTTTTAATTTATAATTATTCATAATAATTTTAATAATAAATGAATTAATCAATTTTTAATTTATATACCGATATTTTATTATTTCATATTGAGCTGGTATTAATATTAATTTTTTATTTATATCAATTTTAACTTTACCATTTTTATTATAAAATGTAATAAAATTTAATGGATTTTGATTACCTTTACCAAAATTAATTTTAATTTTTAATTTAAATTTACATTCAGAATGCAGATTATTATTTTCTGAATCTTCAATAAATTTATATAAGTTTCTTGATTTTAAATTATTATAAATATTAATAATAATTGGATTTTTCGATGTATGATATATATAATTTAAATAATCATCTGTTAATGCTATAAATTTATCAATATCTGTTAAATATTCTTGTTTATTATTATTAATTTCACTATTTTTAAATATATCTAATATCATCATTTCTACACAACTAATAACTGGATGTTGATATATTTGTTGATGTAATTTATATCTTAATTCAAATAATTCATACACATTAGATAATTGTTTTAATGGAAAACAAATTTCATCATCAATTACTTTAATATCATTAAGAATACGTGTATAATCATATTTATATGGTAATCCGAGATGATGGCAATCACGATTAATATAATCTAATTTATCAGTATCAAATCCAGATTTTTCATTTGCAACTATTTGATATTTATATCCATATGTATCTTGTGAAATAATTATTTTTCGTATTTCTTCTATATCGGTAGATGTTAATCCTAAATTATATTTAAGATTCATATTTGTTAATAAATATATTGATCTTTCTTCATGATGTTTTAATGGATTATCTATATCATTTAAAAAATAATTATCAAAAAAATGTGAATAACATGCATGTCCTAAATCATGAATTAATCCAGCAATTTTTATATGACGGATATCATCTTGCGAAATATTTAATTCTGGTTGATTTATCTGGATTTTTTTAATAAAAATTCCAGATAAATATGATACACCAATACTATGTTCAAAACGAGTATGTATTGCTGATGGAAAAACATAAGATGCACCACCTAATTGTTTAATATCTCTTAATCTTTGAAATTCTTTAGTATCAATTATATTTAATAGATAATCTTCTATTTCAATATAACCATATAACGAATCATATATAGTTTTCATTTAATTTAGAGATATATGTAATCTAAATTTAGATTAAAATAATCAATTTTTATATTAGTAGTAAATAATATAAACATAAATTATTAATATTATGTAATGAGCTTAACAATTATAACTCCAACAATTGGTACAAAATATTTAAAAGATTGTATTAATTCTATAAAAAATCAAACAAATCAAAATTTTATTTATTATATTGTTATAGATGGTCAAATATACAATGAAGCAGTTTATAATATTCTAATTGATTTAATTTTACCAACAAATTTAAAAATAATTACATTAGATGAAAATACTGGTTCAAATGGATATAATGGACATCGTATTTATATTAGTATGGGATTTTTAACTAATTCTGAATATATTATGTTTTTAGATGAAGATAATACATTTGAATCTAATCACGTAGAAACTATCATGAAAAATATTATCGATAATAATCTTGATTGGACTTTTTCATTACGTAATATTATAGATAAAGATGGAAAATTTATATGTCAAGATAAATGTGAAAGTTTAGGTAATTTACATCATGTGTGGAATAATCCAAACGATTTTTTAGTTGATACAAGTTGTTATTGTATTAAGAGAGAAATATTTATCAAACATTCTTTAGATTTTTATAAAAAATTTAGAGATACTGATATTGAAATGGATCGTGCATTATTTAAATCGTTACAAAATTATAAATTTGAATCAACAAATATATATACCGTAAATTATAGAGTTGAAAATACTGATAAAAGTGTTAAAGCCGAATTCTTTATTAAAGGTAATAAATTCATGGAAACAAAAAATAAAAATTTATATGTCTTTCATTTAAATCCAAATTGGACTGCTAAATTAATTTCTACAAATGAATTAGATTATGATAGTCCAAGATATATATATGAAGATGGTAATAAAACAATGTTATATAAATTAAAAGAACAATATAATTTAATAGATGGATATCGTAATAATATACCAAGTAAAAGTATTTGTTTATTTATAATTTTAGATATAAAATTGTTTCCAAAAGAATTATTAGAAAGAACTGATATTAAAAAAATATGTTATTTATTAGAAGGACCAAATTCTTGGCATAAAGATAATTATGATTATAATAGTCTAAATAAATATTTCGATCACATTATAACTTATTGGGAAGATTTATTAGAAAAACCAAAAATTAATTATTTTCCATTTGTATCAAGATTTGATATTAGTAATAAATATCATACAAAAATGATTATTAAAAATCGTAAATATGATAAATCAATCGGAATGATATTATCAAATCGTAATAATAATGAAACATATCAAATTAACGATACAGAATTAATTAGATTAGATTTTCTAAGAAAAGAATTTGTATTATTATTAGATAATGTTACAGTTCATGGTCAAGGATGGGATGATATAAAAGATCATAAATATATTAAAATCGAAAATGTTAGTAATAGAATGACTGATGAAACAAATATTTATGATTTTTATAAAAGATTTAATTTTGCTCTTATTGTTGAAAATTGTAATGGTAAAAACTATGTTTCAGAAAAAATATATGATGCTTGGGTAGCAGGTTGTATTCCAATATATTTTGGAAATAATAATAAAATAAATCTACCCAAAAATTGTTATATTGATATCAATGATTTTACTAATATTACTGAATTAAATAAATTTATAAATTTAATGGATAATAAAATAATAGATGCATATTATGATAATATTAATAAAAATCTAGAACAAATATTAGATACAGTATCTCCTAATAAATTATGTGAAAAAATATTAAGTTTGATTTAGAAAAATATCCAATATAATTTCTTTATATTCTGTACCAGGAAACATATCAATTTCACCTAAAATTTCAAATGTAATTGGTAAATCTTTTATTTCTTTTATAAAGCTTTTCATATTGCATGCTATATAAATAAACTTATTAAATTTACATTTAATAACTTTATCTAATTTATGAAATCCATTTCTACTTGCACTAATAATAATTGTTTGATTTTTATCTTTATTAATATTTTCAAAAAATATTTCCTTATTTTTATCTAATACTAATTCAATGTTCTCAATTTTGTTTGTTTGAATTGATTTTAATCCATCATTGTAAGATATTGGACAACTACTATATCCAAATATTTTTTTAAAATTTTTATGTAAAACATGACTAATTGGAGTCATTCCACGACCATAATAATGGAGAAAATCAGATTTATTTTCTATTGTAATTTTATTAATTAATAAAAATAATTGTAACATTGCATCATAATTTGATTGTGTGAATGAATTAGGTGAAATATATATTTTATAATCCATAATATTTTCACATATTTCTGGAGTATCCATCTCCAATCCAGATATATAATATGTATTTTGATCAGATGAAGGTTTAATTTTATTTTTTGTAATTTGATAACATAATGATATTTTATCAAATCTAGTATTTTCTTTTACATAATCCAATAATTTATTTAATTCAAAAGTATATTTATCAAAATCTTCATATGGATATACAAATAATAATAATATATAAATTTCATTTAATGACGTTAATTTAACAGTTGCCGTATAAAAATTTAATATATTATCAATATATATTTTATCATATATATAATAGTTATTAATTTTAATATATTCTAATAATACATCTTTTAGATTTTGAATTTTTAAATCCCATAATTCAGTAAATTTAATATTATCAAAATCAAATTTAACGTAATTTCTACCCTTATTCATTTATAGAATGATCATAAATTAAATTTATCCAGTATTATTGATTGATATTATATTTTCAATTTTATTTTATTTTT